TCCCGGGCGGTGGACTGCTCCACCCCGGCGATCACCTCCCGCACCACAGTCAGCCGTGCGGCGGTGTCAGCCTGCTCCCCCTCAAACTTGGCGGTGAGATCGGTGACCTCGCTCGCCAGGGCCTGATGGAGCCCCAGCTGCACCTGCTGGTCGCGGCGTATGCCCGCCGCCGCCTGGCGGTTACGCTGATCGCCCTGCTCACCGGCGAGCGCGTTGGCGATGGCGGCCTCGGCGGCCTGGTCGGCGGCCTTGGCCGTCAGATCCAGGGTGGCGGTGATCTCGTCAAAACGGCCAGCGTTGATCCCGCCGTCACTCTCGACAATCTGCTCCAGCGCCCGGATCTTGCCCTCGGCGGTGTCCGTCCTGATCTCCACCCCGCTGACCCGTTGGGCCAGGGCTTGGTCAGCCTCGATGCTGACCCGCGCCACTTCGGTGATGTTAGCGAGCAGGGCCTGGTCATCCCCCGCCAGCTCGGCCTTGAGGCCCGATACATGCTCGGCCAGTGCAGAGTGGGCGTCGCTGTTGGCGGTGATCTTATCTTCGGCAGCGGCCAGCCGCTCACCCTGGGCGGTCACGGTGGACTGGGCGGCCTTCTGCTGGATCTGCCCCAGGGCGGCATCCAGGGAGCTGCTGACCTCGGTCAGGCGCTGCTGTTCGCTGGTGAACTCCGATTTGGTGACCGTCTGGGTGATCTTGGCATTGATGCCATCCAGCACCTGCTCGGCCTCGGTCAGCCGTTCGCCCTGGGCATCCACCACTGCATGATCGGCCTTGGCGGCCAGGGTGCCGGTGACGGCATCGAGCGTCTGGTTGACTTCGGTAAAGCTGGCGTGAGTTTCATCGCGAAGCGCCCGCACCACATCCATTTCGATCTGGCCGTTTTCGGGGTTGACCGTGAAAATGGCATCGCGCAGATCGCCCATCTCGCTCTGCACCCGATCAATCTTCCCGTGCAGCTTGTCTTGCTGCAGGACTGCGCCGATCCCCATCTGTCCCAGGCTGTCTTGCTCGTCGCGCAGCAGGCTCTCGGTCTGTGTCGCCCGCTCATCGAGCGCGGCCAGGGCAGACCCCAGCCCGGTCAACTCCCGATCGATCACCGGCACTCGCTCGGCAATCGGCGCGACCGTCTCGCTCAGGTCGGTGAATTCCCGTTCGACTTGCTCCAGCTGCCCCACAATGTCAGGGATAGCCTGGTCAACGATGTCCTTGATCTGCTCGATGGGCTTGCGCAGCTCCTCGCGCAGGTGCTCGCCGCCGATCTCCCCGTCCAGCACATCAAGAATGGAGGATGCGTCGTAGGAGGTTTTCCCGCTGGCGGCGAACAGGCCGGATTTGCCGTAGGCGTTGACGGCACGCAGCCACACGTAATAGGTGGTGTCAGGCTGCAAGCCCTGGAACGTCATGTAAGCACCCAGGCCCGCCTGGGTGGCCTTGGTCTGCACCTCGGCCAAGGGCAGTTGCACCTTGCTCCACCACCATTCACACAGGGTGCCGTAGGACTGTCCGCCGGTGAACACCGGGCGGAATGCCAGGGACCAGTTGCCCGCCTCGACCTCGACACCAACCGGAATGGCTGGCACTTCAATGGTGAAGTTGACAGAGGCCACCGGTGAATGGGCGCCGGTCATGGCAATCGCCCGCACCTGGCCCACATAGTTACCGGCGGCCAGACCATTCACCCGGCACGACTGCCCGGGCACCTGGGCCGTCAGCACGACTTGCGGGGGCTGGCCCGGGGCGAGGCGCTGGATGATCACCTGGTTATAAGCGACGGTGCCCACGTTGCGCCAGGACAGCACGCCCTGGATCACCTCGCCAATCTGTTCCACTTCATACCGGAGCTGATCCGGCATGGTCACGCCGCCCGAGGGTAGCTCGGTGATTTCCGGGCGCTCCATTGGCTTGCCAATGGCGTCCGACCAAAACAGCGGGCTCTCTTCTCGCAATGTGAGCTCGACCCCACTGGTCAGCGAGAACGACCAATCGACCACACGAAACTCGGGGCCATTGATGTCCAGAGCCGGGATGTAGAGTCGGATCGAGCTGCCGGGGCGATAGCGCCAACCAGAGAGGTTGATCGGGCATGTCACTGTGCGGGCGGCGCGGCGCTGACGCAGCATGATATTCGCCAGACGCTGGGCCTGGTATTCACTGGTCACACAGCGCAGGTCGAGATCTTCCAGCAGCGCCTGGCCGCCATCTTCCTCCACCCACTCGCTGACGATCACCGCCGGGAAGTCGGTCTTCTTGAAGGTGATCGGGTCAACAAATGTCCCGGTCACCTGGTTTATTTTCTCGCTGCTGGCTGGCTCCGGCAGCAGCTCGGCATCCCCGATAATCTGGTGCGCCCGGATCTCGTCACTGGCGGGGCCGTAATAGGCGCCGGCGATGATGCCGTGCTTGCCGCCGATGTAGGTGGGCTGACCCGCGCACGCCATATGCAGCGCCTCCAGCACCTTGGCGCGGGGCTCCCCCAGATCGAATTCCAGGTTGGCGGTGTAGCGGGGCTCCAGGGTGCCATCCGGGAGCGTCACCAGCTCGTCGCAGATGTTGGCCGCGACGATAAACTCATTCACGCGGATCTCGTCGTCCGGCACGTTCAGCCAGGAGCGGTAATAGTCGAGGATGATCAGGGCGACGTTATCGCTCCACTTCCATTTGCCGTCACGGGGATCCCACACCTCTTTCCCGAACTTCTCCACCTTGATGTTGGGGAGTCCCGCCGGGAATTTCTGGGCGTCGAACTTGAGCGACACCCGCAGCCAGGTGATGCCCTGGCCGATCATGTCCTCCTTCCAGTCGGCACACTTGGCCAGCATGAAGGGATCGCAGGTCTGGCGGTCGGCGTGCAGCTCGTAGGAGACCAGATCGGAGAAGGTGCCGATCAGATCGTCACCCAGCCAGATGTCGCCAACGCGGGAGAGCTTGTGACCGGCGATCACCAGGGCCAGGTGCAGCCACTCCCCTTCATCCTGCTCGCCGGCCTGCTCGGCGGCGAACGACAGCAGACCGGAGGACACCACGCGGCCATAGACACAGGTCTTGTCGCTGGCAGCGGCCCGCAGCACCTGGTTACGCTCGCTCGCGCTGCGATAGTCTGCCAGCGAGGGTTTCTTGACCGTCAGCATCATGGTCGCACTGGCAACCGCCGTGCCGATGGAGATCGCGGTCGCCAGCGTAATGGTAGTGGCGGCATAGGCGCCGGCACCGGCGGCCATACCGGCGATAACAGGGATGGCGACTGCGGGCATTATTCAACTCTCCAGGCTATGAGGGGGACTTGATCGGGGATGGGGCGGGCGCCTTGCTCGGTCATGGCCCAGACTTGCCCGGCCCACATCACCCCGGCGGTCAGCCCGGCGGGGCCATCGAACACCAGGGCATCGCCGCGCTGGGCCATGGCCACCGGGACGCGGGCAAACAGGGCATCGAGGGCCGCCTCGATGCTGCCATGGGTCTTGGCCAGCACCCGCTTGGCGCCGATCTCGGTGGTGTAGCGCCCCCGGTACTCGGCGGCGGGATCCTTGTCACAGGCGGCCAGACAGACGGCGGCGACAAACAGGCAGCAATCATTTTCACCCCAACAAAAAGGCCGCTCGGACGCGGCCTGGATGGTGGCGATAACGCGGAGTTGCCAGTCTGGATGGCGCATGGTCAGTCCTTATAGTTGAAGCCCGGGGCGTCTTTCTTGGAGCCCCAATAGATGGAGCGGTCGGCCATCTGGCTCTGGTAGCGATAGAAGCGATCCCCCGGTTTGATGCGGCGGTGGCTTTCGTCGGTGTTGCGCAGATTGAGGCCCTTCTGCCAGTCCTCAAACTTGTTCGAGATGGTGAGCTGGATGGTGTTGGTGCGCCCCGCCTTGATGGGGGTCTGGGCAATCTTGCCGCTAAATTGCAGGCAGGCATTGAGGGGCACCCCGCCCGGGCCGAGCACCACCAGATACAGCCAGGCCATCCGGTCAACGATGCGCTCGCGCATCACCTCGGCCAGCAGCGCGTTATCCAGCCCGGTCAGGGTCACGTTCAGCTTGGTGGGCGAGGTGGAGATCTGTTCTTTCTGGGGGCTGACCGCCCCCAACGCGCCCACCCCGTAATACACCTCGCCGCCGAGCACCAGCTCACCGAGGCCGGAGTGCAGGCGGCTCACGCCGCTCACCAAATCCAGCTTGAGGGCATAGAGGGCCGTCACGTTGGGCTGGCTCAGGGCGGCGATCACATCAGGGTCAAGGCCGACGATCATGGGTAGAAACTCTCCTTGAATTTGAGGGTGCCCAGGTCGCGGCGGATACCGGACAGGCGGCGGGATTTGCCGCCGCCATCGAGGCGAAACACCCCCATGGGGCGCTCGACCACCAGGGGGGTGCCGCTGGGGTGGCTCTTGCGCAGCATGGGGGCAAACGCGATTCGGGCCGCACCGGACTGATCCGACCAAACATCCGCCGTCACCCGCTTGAGTTCGTCCCCCACCTGCACCCAGTCGCCGTCCCGCAGCACCAGGGTCGAGGGTTTCCAGCCCCGGCTGGTCAGGGTGGTGCGCATGTTCAGCGCCTCGCTGACGAGGGGGGCACCCTGCACCGCTTGCTTGGGGTGCGCGAAGTCCCACAGCCTGACCCGGTTGGTTTTGCCGTCCAGCTTGGCGATGAAGGACTCCAGCCGGCGGGCGACCGCGGGCTCCATCTTGCCCATGGTCAGCTCCATCAGCCACTTGCTGCCCGGGGTGGCGACCGTTTGCTCGGAGCCATCAAACGGCGATTCGAATACCCGCCCCATGGTTTCCAGGTCGAGGGAGTTTTCCCGCACCCGAAACTCAGCAGGCCAGTCATAGATTTCCATCGTCATACCCCCAGCATTCGGCGACCCTGGCCATAGCTGGCCAGGTCATCGAGAAACATTTGGTAACCCTGCCGGGACGCCTCCGTGATCACCGCGTTGCGGTCGTCGTCGGTCATGTCGGCACTGAAATGCAGGTGCTGTTCAAACACCGCGCCGCCGGCGGAGGCCACCCCGCCGCCGCCCATCATCCGGTCGTACATCTGATCGATACGCTGGGCTGATTTGTTGGTGTAAACCCGCTCGCCTTTATCGAGCAGCCAGGTGCCCTCGCTGGGGATCTCTTCAATCCCTGAGTGGGCCATGCCTGCAATGGCCGTGCCGGCCACCAGGCCGATGGAGATCGCGGTCTGCACCCTCATCATCTGGCGGGCCGTTTCGGCCGACATCATGCCCCCGGTCATCGAGGCGAACGCGGCCGCATTGGCTTCTGCCAACTGACCCGCCACGATGATGGACGGGATCGCCAGCAGCTTCTGGGCCGCCAGCAGTGCCTTCATCACGAAGGTTTGGTCTTTGCCGGACTGCTGCAACATGTCGGTGGTGAGGCCGATGGTCTGGCTGGTGAAATTCAGCATGTCGCGGGCCGCTTGCTGCTGGGCCGCCTTCTGCTTTTCAACGCGCTGGCGCTCCTGCTCGGCGAGCTGATCCTGCTTGCGCTGATCTGCCTCCAGCTCCCTGGCCATGGCTTCTTCACGCTTGGCCATGTAGTCGGCCTGCTGCTCGGCGAAGTAGTCCGCCTCTTTCTGGCGGTATTCCTCCCGCAGCTCCGCCAGGCTCTCGTAACCGCGCCGGCGCAGATCGGCCTCGCTGATCTGCATGCTGTCGATTTCGGCCAGGCGTTCCTCATGGGAGAGGCGTAGCTTGTCCAGCTCGCTGGCGAATTGCATGTCCAGGGCACTGAGGCGCTTTTCCCCCTGCTCCAGATCCTTGCGGTTGTCAGTGCTGATGACGCGGGAGCTGACCGGCTCGGGGGGCTGGTACTCGGGTTGCTCACCAATCCCGAAGCGCTTCTTGCCATACGCTTCCTGAATCCGGTCTATCTCTGCCTCAATCTCGGCGCGGCGCTGCTGGAGCTCCGGCAGGGCAGCGCGGCCCGCCGTGTCGCCCAAAA